GGATTCAGACATCTGCACCACTTCGGGAAGCGCGTCAGGGTCGGCTGTCAATTCGGCGGTTTCCTCCTGTGTCATTTCTACCAGTATTGCAGACAGGCAGTTTACCGCGTCCTTCAGCTTGGCAGGGATGGGCGAGTTGTCGCCCTCGTTTTCGGCCTCCCACTCAGATATTTGCTTGATGTCGTTCAGGCTGGCAAGCACCTGCGCCAGCGAGGCGACTGAATACATGCACTTTTCGAGCGACTCTGATTTAGGCTCGGGTGGCTTCTCTGCCTTCGCCAGTTCAACTAGCCGTTCCGGGGTAATCTCCCCGCTGTCCAGCAGTTCGGCCAGTTCATCCACAGCGGTCTTTTCGATTTCCTCCGCCTTGTACATGGTGAAAAGGGCTTCGGGGTTGGCCGGGCGGTCAACGAGGCTGACTTCAATCAATTTAATCCCCTTTATAATCGACTTGTTCATGGTGTCGCGCTCGGTGACTTTGCCGCCGATGCTGAATCCCTTGTACACGTTGGCCTTGACCTTTTTAACTGCTTCCGCATCGACCACATGCGCGCCGAAGAAGGTGCGCCCGTCGTCCTCGACGTTGGCCTCAATCGCGGTGCCCGCTGCGCTCTTGCCGTGCATCTCACGCACCGCGCCGAACGCCATGTAAGCGGGTAAGGCGGCCTTCATTGCCTCTGGCGTGATGGTTTCCCCATCCGAGTCCACAGCGCCGCTGGAGGCGTATCCCCACACCTTGACGGTGCCGTCGTCCTGCTCTTCGGTCTTGCTGATTTCTGCGTATAGTTTCATTTCTCATTCCTCGTCTTCATGGTTGTCTTGCTCGGTTAAAACTGGCAGCTCCACGCACAGGCAATTCGGGTGCAGAGGGGCATCGCCGCCGGGGAACTCATCATCAATATCAACGATCATGCCGTCAAGCTCTGCGCATTCGTCACAGCAGGCCTCGGCGGTGAGCCATTCCTTCTTGTCCACCACGCCGGATGCTTTCCACGCGGTCAGGTTGCCTTGGATATGCGCCCGCGCAATCTCTGTCCGTCCGATCGTCTCGGCTCTGGAATCGGAAAATGCTTGGCTGTCCTGCACTTCGTCAGACAGCCGCTGACTTGCCCAGCCTTCGTCGATGGCGTTCGACACCAGGCTGCGCAGCTTCTCGCGCGTGCCTTCGGTGATTGTCCAGACGGCGTTCGGGTTTTCGACCAATTCGTCGTCCACCCACTTCATGCCGACCAGTTCAGCGCCCCGGTCTTCCGCAAACTGCGCGGCTTCCTTGCTCACTTGGTCTGTGATTCCCTTGTCGCTGATTCCGACTTGTAACAGCCCGACTTTGCCGCCGTCCTGCGCGATGCGTTTAAGCACCGGCTCAATGTCGCTGGCAAGCACAGCCCATCCGGCGAAGTCCAACTCGGCCAGAATGCGTTCCACGTCAGATGCGTCATCCTTGCCCAGCTTGTCCAGCCCGTCCTGTATCTGCCCGATCATGTCGGGAACCTGCGAACGCAGAAAGCGTTTAATAATGCGCGTGGCTTTGGATATACCCTTGTCCACAACCGCACTGCTCGTCGCTACATGCTTTTTTTTTTCAATCTTTACGGCTTGTTCTGGATCGCTGGGCTTCGGAGGTTCATTGCCCGGAATCGCAACAACATGCTCAGGCGGGGCAATCACGTCCTTGAGCAGCACTGCGCCTTGTGCCGTGTAAATCATCGGCAGGTCTCCGCCTTCGACCGGTTCCATGCCGTCATCGGCGCGCACTTCGTTAATTGTGCGGGAGCCGTTGCGTAGCTTCTTGTCATTGATCGCGGCTTGTATGTCTGGCGCGATGTCCCGGTCGGCCTGCCATGCAAAGCACAGGTCGGTATATCCGAAGTAACGCCAGATCAGCGTATTCATTAAATCTTCGACCCACTGCATCAGCGGCTGCAAGCCTTCCTGCAATGCCGAATCCTGCGCGCTCTCGGCTGTGGCTTTGTTGTTCGATTTGATGAACGGGGTCGGCGGGACAGAGAACGCATAACAGACGATGCGAGCTAGCCATTCGTCGAACTCATCCTTGAGCGCCTGTGCCTTGGTGTCAATCGGGTTCACCCCGCCCGGCACAAACTTGGCCGAATGCTTCGACTGCCCCGCGTTGATGCTGTCCCAGAATCCCTGGAACGCTTTAATCTGGTCGGGGTTCCACGTATCCGGCACGCCGAATATCAGGTTCGGCGTATTGCCTTCGGTGTAATACGAAAGCTGGTTCATCTGGCGGCGCAGCGCGATGTTGACCGTCATAATGATTTGTTCAACTTGCGAGTAGCCATATACGCGGCTTGTGCGCACGTTACGCGGCATGTATACCAGTTCATCGCGGCTATAATCGACCGCCGGAAGTCCCTTCAGTATCTGCTGATAAGCCGGGTCGGGCGGCAGCGGTGTTCGCCCCGTGGTGTCGATCACGCGCTTGATAGTCGCGCCGTCAATCAACTCGAACGCATACGGCGCGCCGCCCAGTGTCTTCCTCGGATAGACCGCAGCGGCATCGATGACGAACATATCCTCCAGCGCCATCCGAAGCCATGTCTGGAAATTGTGCTCGCCATCCGGGAACGCAAGAAATGCTTGCACGGCTTTGCATCGGTCGTCCGGTTTCTGGTCTTCGTCCTTGGGCTGGACTTTCCACTGCAGCTTAACCATTTGGTCTTTGCGCGTTTCGATCACCAGCCGCAGCAGGTCGTATCCGTCTGCCAGCGCCCGCATCTGCGCGAACGATACCGCCTCGCCAGCACGCGGCGTGAGTCGGGTATTGGCAAAGACCGGGTAGTCGAACTGCCGCCCGATTGCCTGTTCCTGTGCTACAGGCGGCAGCGGATCGCCAGGACCGAACCAGTCCGGCTGCTTGCCGGTCAGCGCATAGCGCACGCCAGCCACTGCACGGGCGATCATGCCAGGTTCAATCGGTGTCTTCATTCGATGCCTTATTTATTACTCAGAAAGCCCGCCGGGTGCGCGTTGTCAATAGGCGTGGCCGGTTAGGTTAGTAGGCGTTCAGAATCTTGCGGTAAAGTCCCACCCATAGAACCCCACCAGCAATTTGAATAGGCGACATAATATTGGGTGGTTTGATGCAGAGAACAGGTGCTTGCCCCTCACGGATCAGGAAGATACCGGGCGTGTTTCCGCCAGCAGACGCGTCATTTACCGTTGAGTAGAAGTCTCCTGTGGCCGGGTCAACCACGCCATACCATGCGTTTCCGTAGTAGGTATCCGTGAGAGCTGCTGGCGTGATGACAGGGATGTTTTTCCAAAGGCCGGGAGAAATCCACATCGGGACAAGCGCATCACGGTCCATCTTCCAGGCGAAGCCGTTTTGCGAGTCTGCAGCAAAATAAACGAACTTATCCGTAAACGAAATCTGGACTGCTTGCCATGTAGAACTTGCGATAAGGACTGACCAAGTCGTCCCGTAATCCTTGGAACGTTGGATGGTTTTTGCAATGCCATCACCACAGGTAATGTAGACATGGCCGGGATTGTAGGGGTCTGGAGTGATTGCGTGAAAGTGCCGCACAACACCGGGCACGCTTTCATTGATGATTATTTCCCAAGTCACACCATCAGCAGACCTGTACGCCTTCGGGGTGAATGTTGTTTGTGATGTATATTCAGCAGCGTAGAGGTAGGAGTCATCAGCATCAACATCGGTGAACAGGCAGGTAGCAAGTGACGCGAACGAAAGCATCGGGCTCGATGACCATGAAAGCGTCGTATTTCCTGCCGTAGGGAGCGCCCGCCAGATTCCTACCAGCGATCCAGTAGTTGCCGTCGCTACAAGATATAGATAGCCTTTGAACCGTATAAGTTTTGTCAAGTTCAGATACGTTACGTCGGTCGGGTACGGCAGCGAGGTTGACCAAGTTACCCCCGCCGCAGACGTCCAGCTATCCGACGAAGTACCCCGAAGAATCCTGCCGCCTGTGGTGTCGTTGACATACACAGTAGCCGCTACCGCGTCATAGCCGATGAAGATGTAGGCCGATGTCGCGTGATTGCGGAACGGCTCTTGATTCGACGCGGCGATGGTACTGTTCCCGGCCAGCGAGCGTACGACCCCCCCACCCGCCGCCAATACAGTAGCGCCTGAGGCGACGGTGGCCGTGACACCATCCTCAGTCGCGGGTGTCCACCCAGACCGCATCAGCTCAGGCGCGTACTTACTATCCGCCGTGGCGTATCCGCTAGCCACGGTGATCTTTATGCCGTCGGAAAGGGTTGCGTCTGACACGCCGCTCGGTGCATAGAATTTGATATTAGCCATTGTCTTTTTCCTGTCGTGATGCCCGCTCGAAATAATCGATCAGGCCGGTCGTGCTGTTGTCGAACAATTCCGTGAACGCCCATACCAGCGCATCCATCCTGTCGGGTGACTTGCTGCTGGTTATCGGGTCATAGTCACACATCTCATCTTCAAGCTCTGGGAAGCCGCCCACGTGATGCACGCGCCCCTGCTCGTACAAGGCCGCTATCGGCTCGGCTCGAATCATCTTCCCCCGGCTGGCATGGACTTTCTTGTAGCTCACGTTTCGGTCTACGGTGCGAATAACCAGCTCCACCAAGTCGCCGCCGTTGTTCACCTCGGCCACCAGCCGGTCGGCCTTGTGGCCGTGGTATGCCTTCACCGCCGCCCGTGCCCAGCCGTCAGGCGAGGCAATCAGCGACAGATCATCCAGTACATAGCCGTGGTCGTCAGCACCGATGCCCGCCGCGATGATGCCCG